AGCCACTCAGCCACTCAGCCACTCAGCCACTCAGCCACTCAGCCACTCAGCCATTCAATAAAATGGTGCATTCATGCCAATACCTGTATACTCTGCGCCATGATTACCGCCCTCACACCTCAAGGCTACCCTGCCGCATGGCCCAAACCGGCCAAGGGGAGACCAGCTTCTCTGGTTTCCAAGGTCACAGATGAAGAAAAGCGCCAGCTATACAACAGACAGCTGACAACTCGAGACCTTGCTAAACGATATGGTGTTAGAGAAGCGTGGGCTTCCACCTTGTTCCCAGGCAAGATACCGACCATGACGGCCTCTATAAAGAACAAGAAAGCCCTGAAAAACACGCGCAGAGAGTTCAGGACAGGTCAGGCAGCCCTTGTACTAGAAGGAAGATTGTCAACTAGAGAGGCCTCTGTCATCTGCAGAGTGTCCTACAGAAGTATGGCTAGAGCAGTACAAGCCTTGAAGTTGTCCACAAAGGCAACAGGAGAGGCGGTATGAACCATCCTGATTTTCCCTCCTTGGCAAATTTGGCAGGCCCTAGCAGCCCCGATAGGCTGGCCTCAACTTACACTCCGCTTACAGACAGGACTCTAAACCTCGAAAATGAGTTGCTGGCCCAGTACAACACAGCTAAGAAACTGATTCACGATGCCGAGTATGCTGAAGACGTACCCCTGAATCAGAAGGCTCAGGCAGTAAATTCTGCTACTGCAGTGCTCGGTGCTCTCATAAAGAGTCAATCTGAGCTATACAATCTGGAACGTGTTAAGAAGATAGAAGCGGTGCTACTGCGCACTTTGCAGTCGTTTCCAGATATGCAAGAAGCGTTTATGCGAGATTACTCCGCAGCTTTAGAGGATTAAGATGGAGCAAGACCACCTGCAGCGGATTAAAGACGCTCTAAATAACACCTATACACTATCCAATCTGTCAGGTTGGATAGCGAAACACACGAAGCACGATGGCCTACCCTTGTCCTACACGGGGCGAGAGTACCAAATTGACGTAATTGACGACCCGGCTAAAGAGTTATATGTGCTGAAGTGCGCTCAAGTGGGCTTATCTGAGATTTTGGCTCGTTGGGGTATTGCTACTGCTGTTACGCAGCGGAACTTTACGACGATTTATACATTTCCAGCAGCTAACGACGCATATTTGTTCGCAAAGGCTAGACTAGACCCTGTTATTGCAGGTTCCGCTGAAATTAGGCGGGCGTTATCTAAGGATGTTAACAGCGTTGAGTTGAAGCAGTTCAACGAAAACAGTTTTCTGTATGTGCGAGGTACTTATAGCGAGACAGGTGCGCTGTCTGTGCCAGCGGACTTGCTCATTCATGACGAGATTGATCGTAGCGATATGGCTAATGTATCAGCTTATGTGTCTCGTTTACAGGCAAAACCTACTAAGATGCGGAGGATGTTCAGCACACCGACAGTGGCGAAGTACGGAATTCATGCCTTCTCCTTGCTATCTAAGAGGAAGAAGCAGATGTGGACCTGCTCCTGCTGTAATCATACGTTTGTGCCCTCATACCATACAGATGTTAAGATACCTGGTTATATCGGGGCGCTAAAAGAGATCACACCTCAATCTATTAAGGACTTGAGGTGGCGCGAAGCTAAGTTGCTGTGCCCTTCGTGTGGAAGGGAGCCGTCTAATGAGCTGCGTTATCGTCAGTGGGTTGTCGAAAACCCTCATGAGAACTTTGATGCGGTGAGCTACTTTATCTCCCCGTTTTGCGCGCCTGCATTTCTTACCGCACCGTACCTAGTAGAGGCTTCTACTAGGTTTGATAAGTGGTCGGAGTTTTGTAATCAGGCACTAGGAGAGACTGCAGAGGATTCAGAGGAGACCCTGTCTGAGACGGACGTAAGAGAGGCAGCGATTAAGGGAGACTTGAGTTCCTCAGAGTTGCATTTCATGGGAGTAGACTTTGGCTTAACCTGTCACGTTATGATAGGGCGTGTAACTTCAGATGGGACGTTGCTGGTAGTCCATAGAGAGAAGGTGGTATATACTAAGTTAGAGGAGAGGAGAAGAGAGTTAGCGATACAGTATCGAAACCTTGTGTCTGTCCACGACTTGTTCCCTTACACGGACATGGTTACTCGTATTGTAGAATCTGACCCTAATGCGTTTGGTGCTATTTACGTGGAGAAGAAGTCTACGGAGAACTTCACTATTCGAGAGCAGGAGGAGAAGGCAGAAGAGGGGAAGTTGAACGTTAGGTCAGTGATGGTTAACAGAAACGTGGCATTAGATGCTCTAATGCAGCTGTTTAAGCAGAAGAAGCTCGTAATTGCTAATCTGGACGACGACCTTGTTCTGCATCTTCAAGATATGAAGCGGGTTAAGAAATTTGATAAGTTTGGGGTTATGCGTTATGTGTGGGAAAAGACTCAAGGTTACGATCACTATCATCACGCACTACTTTACCTGTTCATTGCCACTCAGATGCGGGGCCTTGCTGGTGTGTGGGTACCTGCTGGTTCTGTAAGTTTAGTGTCAAGTTTCAGACCTAAGTATGGAGCTTGAAGCTGTATATTTGCCATAAACAGCTTGGTATCTAGCGGTATTTCACCTTGCACCGGTACACTCGGCGCATTGCGCCGATTCGTTCGGTTAGAAAGAACATGATGCCTAACTACTTTCAAGAATTTTTATCTGCGATTCTGCCCTCTATGCCGTTTCCGAAGGCCCCTAAAGGGGGTGTTACGGAGCCCGGCTATCGGACTGTAGTAGGTGGGTCTGCTTCCGCCCTTCGTCAAACAGACAGAGCCTTACTGAATACTGACAGACTGGGTGTACGAAATGCGGGAAGTACTAAAGATGCTATTAGGCAGTTGTCGTACAGCAGCCCTGATATGTCTGCCGCTATTTTCGCTATGCTTCGTACTGGCATCCCGGAGCGCTATACTCTGGTGGCTAGAAACATGGATGGTAGCATAAACCCAGCTGCAACAGGTACTGCGCATGAGCTGCTGAGGCGCTTGACCTACATGGGGAACGCTGACGGTAGCTACGGACCTCAGTTGAGCATTCAGTCGTTATCTGAGAGTCTGGCTCGAGAGTTGTTGATATACGGGGCCTGTGCAGGTGAAGTGGCCTTGGACAAGACACGTATTCCCGCTAGTTTGAACGCAGTTACAGTCTCTAAGCTGAAATGGTACGATGAAGATAAGGCCAGTAGGCCTGTGCAAGTCGTAGGCGGGGAGGAGATCGACCTTGATATTCCTACGTTTATTTACGTCGCGCTAGATCAGGACCTGCTTGAGCCCTACGCTGCCAGTCCATTGGAGGCGGCTATTCAACCTCTGCTACAAGACCTGGAGTTCTCCAATGATGTACGCAGGGCCTTGAAGCGCTCAGTCCTGCCACGCTTATCTGCTACTATTGATTCGGAGGCTGTACGGAAATCTACACCGCCAGAGATTGCACTTGACCCTGTGAAGTACGCTGCGTATAAGTCAGATTTGATTTCAGCAGTGCAAGGGGTTATCAATGGTGCACAGCCTGAAGACGCACTGATTAGCTTTAGTGAGGTGACTTACGCATACATTGATGGTGGTAAAGACCCCAGCACTATCATCGAGAAGCTGCAAAACGTCATCAATGCTAAGCTTCAAGCTGGTACAAAGACCCTGCCAATTGTGGTAGGGCAAGGGCAGGGCGCTAATAGTAGCTCTGCTGAGAGCCTTTTGTTTGTCAAATCTGCAAACATGCTGCGCTTGAAGCTTAATGAGTTTTACTCAAGGTCTTTGACTGTGGCTATCCGCCTGATGGCGGAAGATTGCTATGTGGAGTTTAGTTACGCCAATATTGACCTACGTCCAGAGTCTGAGCTTGAGGCTTACAGAGCTATGGAGCAATCTCGCGTCTTAGACCTGCTTTCCCTGGGTTTTCTGACCGACGAGGAGGCAGCGGTGCGGTTGACCGGAAACCTGCCTCCAACGGGCTTTAAGCCCCTCTCTGGCACCATGTTTCGATCACAGGCTGGCGGCACGCAGGCGGCAGCCCAGCCCGGAACCGCAGCCTCGCAGACTTCGGCTATGGAGAAGACGCTGAACTCGCCTACACCGAAGCAACCTAAAGGGCCTGCTAATAAGGCTGAGGTGACTCCAGAGATGCTGGCTGACATGCACAATAGTTCACTGACTGCTATGCAAGATATGGCCTATGCCATGACTCGGCAGTCTAGCAAACCTGTAGAGGTCAGTGTAGCCCCCTCTGAGATGCAGCTGACCTTGGTGCAAGAGCCCTCTAAAGGCGCTAAAGGTTACAAGGTTGTGAGGGACGAGAACGGAGTGTTTGTCCGTATCGAGAAAGTTGAAGAGGACGCAGCATGATTAAGTCGTGCGCTACTACAGCTGGTAAGTTAGCCTTGCTAAAGGGGCAGGTCACACCTGACGCTAGGTTTAAGCTGGCGCTTTACACTTCTGCCGCTGACTTAGGCCCCAACACAGAGAAATATACCTCGGTTGGCGAGGTAGTTGGGCAGAATTATAAACCTTTAGACCTACCCTCTCCTAGTTATAAAGTAGTAGGTAGAGAGGCCTATCTAGGCTTTAAGGGGGAGGCGAAATGGCAGAATTCCACCATAGAAGCTGACGGAGCCTTGTTCTATGTTGAGAGTCTGGACAATTTGGCACTGTTTGTAGTGGCATTTCCAGACACGGTGAGGAGCACGAACCACGAGTTCGTGGTATCCTTAATCGAAGAGTTCTTTAAGATTTAGGAGCTGTATGCTTACAACTGCCCAAGGTAACTTAACCATAGTCGGCGCTAGCGTCTACTGGAAGGGGCAGCTATTGCAGCCTAGCTCCTTTATAGTCCGCAAATATAAGGGCCAGCTGCGGGCCTCGCTGACATTTCCTTACTACCCGCTAGTAGCTGGAGAGATGAAAGCGGCCGGTATCACCGTACGAAAGGTAAAACCTGTATGAGCGAATTTCTACTTATCGTTCCAGAAGGGTGGACTCAGGTCGACTACGACAGCGTCTACGCGGCTAATGGTGACTTCAGCGAGTCGAACGTAGATAATTGGTGCAACACGGGCCAATATAGCTATATCGAAGAAGGGTTGAAAGCACTTGCAGTCATCGATGCTGAGGCTACTGTCGTAGAGGCTCGGCGCTTTCAGAGCCACTTGTTAGTACGTTTGGGGTGATGTCTTGAGACAATCACGCACGCAGCGCAAATATTCCTTTGGCCCGGATCGGGCAGTGGAGATGTGCGTCTATACGATCACCAACAGGGTCAACGGTAATC